TATCGTCTACAAACGCATCACATACTGGTTTATTACCCCATCCCCAGAAAGGTAGAATGAAATCGTTTGGTTGTTTTCTCTTTTGAATTTCTCTAATAGCGTTCTTATAGAAAGTTTGATAAGCATGGTCATTCATATCAAACTTAAAGAAATTCTTGCGCCAATCAAAATCACCATATGCTTTCTTAAAATCATCATTGGTAACAACCGTAACATGTTCCGTACACTCTAGTTCGGAATCTTCGTGACCATAATGAATAACTTCGTGTCCACGTGAGACCATCATTTTCCCGAATTTGCGTGTCTTTTGTCCGTACGCACAAGCCGAAAATTCTGCATTAGTTACTACATGTGGTGGTGGTAGAATATGAAATCTAAACTTTTGACTCATTATAACTCCTAATTCAATTATAATATACTTGAGTATTTAGGTCAAAATTGACCAAATAAATTATACATGAGATAGAAATTTTCTAATAATCTCTAACCCACTATCCATCTACTATGATTGACTAGTAAATGTCTAATCATATTTATGCACTTTAAAAGTACATAATTATTCCAGCGTTATACTCCAAATGCGATCTTATATAAATCAATTTTAGTTGTAGATCCTGCTGCGGCGGATGCAATTAATCTTATATTTCCACCAGTGATATTGGTTGTATAAGTTACTAGAGGATTTGCTGAAGTATGTACTCTAGAGTATTCGGATATATAAGCTGTTGTTCCATTATGGATCAATAGAATTTCAGAACATTGGAAATTTGTGAGGTATGAAACTTGTAATACATATTTCACTGTTCTGAATGTAGATATAGGCGATTCATCGATAACAGTTTCTGTAACACCAATATTTGTGATTCTTTTACCAGAAATTAATGCTGGTTCAATTGAAAGTTGTCCAGTCATTGTTAGTGTATTAGTTTCTTTGACCCATGTTAATCCTGTTGCCCCAACTACAGATGTATTATCTAGATACAACAATTCACGATTAGATCCAGAAAATGTTCCTGTCGCTCCAGTAAAACCAGTCGCACCTATTCCTGTAGAACCTTGATTACCTATTGTGCCCTGAGTTCCTATTGATGCAACTTTTACAGTCGTTGATGATGGTATTGTAACTGTTATATTTGACATTTTACTTTGTTGCGTTTGGTTTAACTTCTACAATTCCTTCAATAACTCTAGTTACAATAGAACCATTTGTTATCTCAACATCATAAACATATCTACCCGATTTATATGTTGCAGTTTGTGTTGCAGTAGCTGATAATGTTAATTTACCATCAGTTGGAGGAGAATCTATAGTAACAGTTAAAGGATATACGTTGAAATCCGAATAATATGATGTTCTTATTTTACAACTACCAGTATATCCAGTTAGATTCATCGATGAACCATCAGAATTATTTAATTCAATTGTTGTACTAAATGTAGCACCAGATTCTATCTTTAAATTAGTGTAACCTGCTGACATGTAATTTCCTTAATATTCCGTAATAGTTGTATTTATTGTATAAACATCATCTCTATCTGCTGTAGATGGATTGACGGAAACTGTTGTTGTTACTAATTTTTGTGTAGTATCTAATTCGTAAAAATTAGTAACAGCATTTTTAATAATCTTAGCATCAGAAATTGGTGGATAAATCCAAGAGTTTGCAACAAATGTTAACGTCCATGTTAAAATTCTATCATCTTCTACTGATCCTTCATATTCATCTGATTGTGAAACTGATGTTAAAGTAATTTGCACATCCCTCTTCATATCAATAGATGGTATATCGTTCAGAGTAATGGTATAAAAAGGAGTGAAATATGGAAGAATCTGTTCTATAATTTGTAGACCATCATCAATATATTTAACAAATAAATTAACAGTAAATTCAAAATTATAAGGAACTGGATTATACTGTCCAATATATGTTGTTTTTAACGTAGAAATACCGGAACCTGGTGCGATTAAATCAATTGCTGTTCCGGCTTCAGCTAAAGATTTAGAAGAAGCGAGTTTAATTGTATTGTTAGTCGTCTTAATTGTGTAATAAGTTCCACCATCAAAAAATCCTGTTGCTCCAATTGAATTTCCAGATCCTTTAATATAAGTTACTGATTGACCAGTTCTTAAATTATGTGACGGGATAGTTATGGTATTTTCACTTACATTAACGGCACTTGAAGCATTAAACGTCAAATCATTTTGTGGAACAAATATATTCTTTCCAATAGTTTGTTGTTTTCTTGTTGAATCATATGACATAGAAGTTAACTCAAACGATAATCTTGGAAGAATAACTTTTACATCAACATAATTATCTCTTCTCTGAACATCTTGTTGCTGTAACATCGTGATGGTTTTATCTGCAGATGCGTATGCAAGTGGAACTTTAATGGTTTTTTCTATCGATCCATCTTGATTATATCTTAAGACTCTTATATTATTAAATAGAGAACCAAAAGCTGCAGTCAGATTTCTAATTGTAGAGAAATAAAAGTTTGATGAATTTAACATTTAATACACATATTCCTTTATAATTAATTATTGATATTAGAAAAAGGATTTGACTCTGTGAAGTCTATTATAATATCGGATTTAGATTGTATTTTATCGTTCTTAGCAAATGGATCACCAATTCCTGTAGCACCATCATTATTATAAGTTACATTAACTTCATCTGCTTCAGTACCAGTGTCAATAGTTTCATTAGAATATTTAAATACTTCGCAAGTTAGAATAAAATATTGTCTCGCCCCAAGAGGAAATAGAGGATTCTTATCATCAACATATTTAATTTCGAAAAGGGATCTTCCTGTAGGATACATTATAAGATCACCTTCGACTGGAAGAACCTTTCCTACAATAGATTCAAATCTTTCTCTAGAAACAATTAATCTTAATCTATCACCTAGAGTGAATCCAAATTTAGAAATTAAAGCTCCGTCCCCAAGAAATGCTTCATAATTCTCTATGTACATTTCTATTACAAAATTTCTCTCGAATTTAGATATATAATCTTCACGATATAATTCATCAACATTAACAATAGTTCTTGGTAAATAAACAAAATCACATCCTGCAATTTGTATAGATTCATTTACCAAAACTTGGAGAAGATTCTGTTCTTCTGCAGAACCTATACCACGACCGGATTGAAAAAATTTATTAGTTGGCATGATTTATCCAATAAATAGATCCAACGGTAATTGTAAATCTTTAGTGAGTCTTGTTTCTAATTTTTCTATTTCAGTTATAGCTTCTGAATATATTGCATCACCATTAATTGTTATACCGCCTGGCAAATTCATATTTCCAAATTTCTTAAGATTCTCGCCCCATTGTCTTTTAATTAGAGCTGTAGCATATTCCTTAAGAAATTCGTCAGCCCAAATATCGTTAAAAGTATTGATATCTAATTTCTTGTAAATTTTCAAAACAATATTGGATGTTTTCTCTTTTAATAAAGAGAGCGGTTCGTTGAATCTTATTCTATTTGTTTTTCTATTAAAGTTAAAAGAATTTAATGGTGATAAAGACATCTGCATAGTGGCAAGATATGATTTCATAGAATCTAAATAAGCTAAATTATTTCCTATAATATTTGATGTATTATAGAAATCGTTCATATAGAACTGATATTGTGCATTAAATAGATCGCCACTACCAACTCCTGTAGAAACGTCATTACCGACAGGAAGTGCAGATATTACAGAAAATACTTTTTCATCTAGAGTAATATATCCATTAGTTACATCCGTATTAGTTATAGGAACAATAAGATAATCTTCTTCAACGCCATCAAAATGATAATCAAAATATTTCGTTATGGCATCATCGATTCTATCATCAACTTGTTCTTCTGCAACATTTATTTCTATTACAGGAAAACCTAGTCTTCTTAAACAGTAATCGGAAAATTGTTCTCTTGTTGTTGGCGTTGCCATTACATACTCCTATCTTATTTATATAAAAAAAGAGGGAACTCTTTAAGAGTTCCCTAAGAAATATGAACTTATAAATTCAATCAGCAATAAAAAAACTTAATTGTGATAATTGCATTGGCGACAAATTAACTGATTCCGGAAGAGACTCTACTTTAATAGGTTCTAGTGGAATCTCAATTTCTTCCTGTAGAAGAGGATTTAATTCTTCAACAAACATATTAAGATTTTCTTCAGTTACCACAATACTTCCTTCGTTCTCTACGCCATATTTTTGCACTAACTTCTGTCTTGTTTCTTCTAGATTTGTGAGCTCAGAAGCTATTACTTTTAAAGCCTTAGAAATTCTGTATGCAATATTAATTGGTAAAGTGCAGTTTGATAGTGCAACCAACGCAGCTTCAGAATTTTTAAGTTGTCCTAATGTCAATTTCATTTTATTATCTCCTAAATATAGTTATGCACTAAATTTCTCAGCACACCATTCTTTCGTCATGAATTAAATTCATCAAAACTATTTATAGGAGACAATTTTGATTAGAAATATAATAATTTCTATTGCTTTTTGCACGCTTGTTTTTAGCTATGATACAAGCAATAGAAATGTAAACTGTATGACACAAGCAATTTATCACGAAGCAAGAGGAGAATCTTATATGGGGAAAATTGCAGTCGGACATATAATTCTAAACAGAATAAAAAAAGGATATGGAACGGATCCTTGTGAAATAGTTTCTAGTAAGAGACAATTTTCTTGGTATGGAAAAAACAATTCCATCAAAGAACGAGATAGATGGGATGAATGTTATAGATTATCAAAAAAGATTCTTGCAAATGAAACTCAAGATCCAACCAAAGGATCTATATTCTTTCATGAGAAGAGTATCAACCCAGGTTGGAAATATAAGAGAATAGTAGTCATCGATAGTCATATATTCTATAAGTAATATACTTAAAATCGCTACATACTAAGTATAGCGTAGAAAGTCAAGTTCGTCAAGTGAGATGATGTTGAATCTCAAAAAATCATATTGATGAATCATATGTTATATAGTATAATAGTTATATGAGTATATTGGTTGATTCAAAATATCTTTCGTTGATATCTCCTAAATTAGACTTATTTAAGAAGAAGTCTGAAGTCTTATGGAATTTTAGATGTCCATATTGTATGGATTCGAAGAAGAGAGAATCAAAGGCTAGAGGATATGTTTATAGAAAGCATAATGATCTTTTCTTTAAATGTCATAATTGTGTGAAAGGCACAACGTTCTCTAATTTCCTTAAATTCTTAGACCCTGTTTTACATAAACAATATATATTCGAGAGATTCACATCAGGAGATACTCATCCAAATCATAATTACAAGAAACCAATTTTAGTTTCTTCTGATGCAAAAAACAAATTTCAGAAAAAAAGCATAAATTATGATATCGGTTTGGAATCTATAAAGGATCTTCAAGACGGACATTACGCAAAAGAATATATTAGATCAAGAGAAATACCATCTGAGCATTGGAATAAATTGTTTTTTACAAACGACTTTAAACAATATGTCGAATCTATTAATAAAGAAAAATCTAAGAACTTAAAACCAAAAGATCCAAGGATTGTGATTCCTTTCTTTGATAAAACTGGTAAATTGATAGCAGTTCAAGGTCGTGCATTGGAAGACAGTATCGCAAGATATATTACAATTAAATTACACGAAGATAATGATAAAATATATGGTTTAGAACGTATAAATACAAATACAACTTTATGGATATTTGAAGGTCCAATTGATTCGTTATTTGTGAAAAATGCTCTGGCTACAGCTGGAGCTGAATTATCAAAATTAATAAAAGATTATCCTAAAGCAATATTCGTTTTTGATAATGAACCATCAAATAAACAGATTATTCAAAATATGAATTTTGTAATAGATTCTGGATGTAAAATTGTAATTTGGAAAAAAGAAAACAAATGTAAAGATGTCAATGATATGGTTCTTGCAGGTTTAGATATTGATTCAGAATTAACAGAATCGTCTTATTCGGGTTTAGAAGCATTATTTAAATTTAATATTTGGAAGAAGGTGTGACATGTATACTTACAGTGCTAAGATTTTAAGAGTTATAGATGGCGATACAATTGAATCTGAAATTGATTTGGGGTTTGGAGTAAGT